TTTCCGATAATATGTAAGATAACCGATTACCAGTCGGCCCAACATCATCGCACCCGCTGTAGGAGTCGAACCCACGCCCTCTGCTTTGGAGACAGATGTGCTTCCGTAACACTTAGCGGATATATCCCGTACTTTTATCAGCTACGCTCTAGCGCGTAGCACTCCGGTTAGGGAGAGGTTGTACGGGGAACCTTTGGCTGCCCACCTAGGATTCGAACCTAGAACCTACTGGTTCAGAGCCAGTCGCAACTGCCAATTGTGCTAGCGGGCAAAACCTGCTTCTTATCGAAGCAGTAATACTACTGTAGCAGACTCATTTCAGCTTGTCAACTCAGAAGCTCAAGAACTTCATCGATTACTTCGTCGCAGTCTGCTTCGTATGACTTCAAGGCCATCTTTGAGAACCCGGTTCTCTCTTTGTTCACAATAATGGACTTACGTACATTGTCAAGGACAAGGGCTGCTGCCGGATACACGTTCAGCGAAGTTCCAATAGCTACAACATAGCTAGCACTCTGCACCGACCATGCGTTGATTGCCTTGAACGCTCCCATATCCAGCATCTCACCAAATAGTACTACGTCCGGGCGGGTCTTGCTGACAAGGCAATCCTTACAAGCCGGTGAACCTTTGCCAGCCCAAAACTTGTGAACGTTTGTACCCTTACACTTCATGCATCTTGCGCGCATTACTCCGTGTAGATGGTGAATATTCTCAGACCCGGCTCTTTCGTGCAAGTCGTCAATATTCTGCGTGGCAATGATTGCGTCATGTGACTTCTGGAACTCAGCGATAGCCTTGTGAGTATACGTCGGCTCTGCCTCCCTCATAGCTATAGAGAGTGGTCCCCAGTGCTTATTCCAGAGTTCATCTAGATGGTTACCGTAGCGAGAGGCGTGCGACTTCTTCTCCAAATCGGAGTCAGTCCACGTAGAGCCGCCGTCACGGTACGTAGCAATTCCTGCATTAGCGCTAATTCCAGCACCGGTCAAGAATAATATTGTCATGTGCGGCTCAACATCTTGTCAACAGCCTTTCGAAGCCTTGCCATAAGTTCTGGTTCATATTCGTCAAGCCAATCAAGCATCCAAGGGTTTCGACCAATCTGGTCTAGCCACTCCTCAAGATTCTCAATAGCCAATTTCTTCTCAGAGTCTGTTGGTGGGATGTACGAATAACGTCCACATCCGGGACAGGTGAAATCCATTATTCTCCTTTACGTGCCTTGCCAGGGAGTCAAACCCTGTCTTTCGCTTTTAGAGAGCAACGTGCGGTCGTTACACTTGCAAGGCTTAGCGGGACTAGCCCGCCCTGAGTCAGAGACCCAGCGTCTTCAGGCCTTCAGCGAGCTTGGCGTTCGCCTCAAGCTCAGAGTTGGCAATATCAATTCGGCGCTGAGCCTCATCAATCTTGTCTGCCTCGGTCGCCTTCACCTCGTGGTGAATAGCGTTTGCGCCCTCAAGGTCGTTGAGAAGGTTCGTCAAGAAGTTGCGGACCTGACGCCCCTGAGCAACAGCCACATCAAGACGGTCAACTTCCTTAGTCTTGACCTGAACGTCAGCAACCTTCTTTGAACGCTTGATAACTGCCATTAAATTCCCTTTTCTCTTAGTTGTGAATGGGTGGGCTGACTCGTATACGTTGATTACCAGCCTGTACCGTTTAGAAACCCTGAATGGTTTAGGTAGCACCCGGTGAGTTACAGATTACTACTAGCTCTACACAGTGTCAACCTCCTCTTTGATGCCGGTTGCATCAGAGACAGGCTTGACAGTCTTCTAGTCTAGAACGCCGAACACATCCGCTGAGGCTGGTCGCCTCTCGGTGAGTCCGATTGAACAGGCCCAGCACCAGAATAGGTCGTGGTCACATTCGGTGCTCTTCATCTTAGCCCAACCTGGGAAAGCCTCAGGCATTGGACCGGAACCACAAGCTCCACAGACATCGCCTGGACCGAGCTTACGCCCAGAGTCACAGGCTAGACAGACAGTAGGTCGGTTAGACTTGTCTGCTCGCCTTTCACGCTGAGTAACCTCGCGTGGTGGTAGTGTACCATCCGGGTTAGGTAGAAGGGAACCCTTCTTGGCGTTGCATTCCTTCTCCATCAACTTCAAATTTGAAGTATCCCAGACCTGTTCTGTGGTCCAACCTTTATCATAACACCAACTCTGTGGCATCCAGTGGTCAATAGTGACCTCTTTCTTGCCGGTTGCGTTAAAGTCAAGCTTGTTTCCACAGCCAGGGTACATACAAATATCCCCGTCGCGCTCTACCAGCACAGCGAGGATTTCATCTCTTACCATCTTTGTAGTGTTACTCATTCTACGTGACTCCTAAGACATTTGGTTCTTCTTTCTCCTATGAAATGAATTCGGAAGGTTCTACCGGTTCTTGCTCCGCAGAAATACCTACAACCGCTGCGTCGGGATAGCGAGACTCGAACTCGCGCTCTCTCGGCCCCAAACCGAGCGACTTACCACCTTGCCCATATCCCGTGGCCTCAGTCTTTGTTCGCCTGCCGCTGAGTTGCAGGGTTTTTGCCGGGTGTCGCGAACACCGGCAAGTTCAGGTCTTCCGTGCTTCTGGCTATACACTACGATGCACATAGGCAACTCTTGGACGCCAAATCCAAGTCTTGAAGATTGTCGGGTAGACAGGATTCGAACCTGCGACTTCTCGGTCCCAAACCGAGCGCTCTGACCAAGCTGAGCTACAACCCGAATATAGATAGCGGAGAAATTTACGACCTGCGCCCTCACGTTGAGGTTGGAATTCTCTCTTCTCGGTCAACTGGCTATCTATAACACTACTTTAACATACTCGACTAGAATGTGTCAACTTCGCCTTGTTAGTGAAGTAACATATCCGTCGATTGCTTTTCTTACTGCTCTATTATTCTTCTGCTCAGCCCGCGCTTTCTTGTACGGTTGAAAACTCCGGTACTTCACGAAAGTTTGAACAGCAAAGAATCCAAGGGCTACCAGATAGAATAGACCCCACAGAGCCATGATTGCAAGAACCAGTACCCACGGAATCCACATCGGTGCGAATACCCACCACCATGAGTGGTCGAAGTGTCCGAACAGTTTAGCCGTTACGAACACGAGAGTCAAGGCTGGGAGGAACCATAGCGTTCCTCCCCCACTCTTTTGATTGCTCACTTAACCGGCCTCACATCGAACTCTAGACCCTCTTCTTGCTCAACGAAGAACATGACAGTAGCGGGGTCATCCTCCATGGACTGCCGGTCGATTCCAGCGGCTTCGTCCAAATCCTCAGTTCCATATGCTACCTTGAGTTGGTCACGGTGGACGCGGTAGCGACCCTTGATTGTGAACTCGAACTCAAAGTGCTCAGGCAATTCAGCCAAATCTATGCTCCTTAGCTAGTCTCTGAATGAACTCAGAGTAATGCTTCCTGGTAGAGCCTGGAGGCTCACCGTTGCAAGCATCCCACTTCTCCAACAAGCTTGTCAAGTTGTAGTAACTGGTTGGGCAGAGATGATACGTAGAGTCACCAATCTCTACCTTGACTAGCTTATGCGGCTTAGGTACATGCTTGTTAGAGCAGTTACATACCCTATACTCAACATCTACAATCTCATTTACATCATTCATTATGTTTTGTTATATTCTCAAGTGTAATTGATACTCTAGAGCATCCCCTTGCTTGATGTCAAGCCGACCACACGGGAGGCATCAGAGAACCTGGAATCTTGATAGATACTCCTCCAATTCTGCTGGCATCTTGCGCTTCGGAGCCCTGATAACCCCGTCCTGCTTGTCTTCCTCAATCCGGTTTCGCTCAATCTCTTGGTTGATGTCCTGCAAGGTCTTGACTTCGATGACTTCATTTGCATTTCGCGGAGTGTGTGCGATAGCATTGTAGATAGCCCCACACACTGCGTCTGCCAAGTCCTTCGACCCCTTGCGAGGGTGGTCAACCTTATCGTTCTTCATAATACGAAGTTGCAAGAGTTCGTCAATGAGCAAATCTAGCTTTGGTCCAGTTAGACGTTGCTCGGCAACGACCATTGCGAAATCTTCGTAGTGCTTCTTTGCAACAGACAAGCGCTCACTGCGCAATCCCATAGACTTCAGGTAGTCAATAGTATCTGCTGATTCCCAGCGGTCAAAGGTAGTTAGCTTCAAATCGAACCCGCGTCTCTTGAGGGACAAGATGTACTCGCGAATCTCCGTGAAATCTACGTTCTTTGTCTTGGATGGAGTCCAGTAGCGGACGGCATCTACCACGACAACCGGCGCTGGTTCGGTCATATTGGCACCAATCTTGCGAGTTTCCCACTTCTCGACGTGTGCCAGGGCAACGGCTGCGTGGTCGTGAACACGAGCCAAGTCAACGTGGACAAAGTACTGCTTGTCAGCCTTGGGTAGGAAGTCGTCCTCGAAGACGCCATCAAGGCTATTTCCATTTCGACCATTAAATGCGTATTCAATCTTCTGACGGTCCTTGAAGAATGCGTCAATAGCGTCAGGTGGCATACACGCATAACGTCCACCGGCATCCAGCGGATTGTCGAAGAAGTCAACCATGTAATCCTCAATCTTCTTCGTTGGGTTAACTTCCCAAGAAGGTCGCTTGAGTGCAAAGACTCCTGGAGTCTTGTAGCTGAGGATGTGGTCTTCCTCCCACTCAATCTCAAATTCGTTACCCTCGGTGCCGTCTGGCAAGTCTGGGTCGAGCTTGAACTTGTGGGTTCGAATAATGGTTTCCTTCTCACCAATGACCTTATCGTAGGCCTGCTGGATAAAGTCTCCCTTAAATCGTGGGAATGACAAGAGGACGAGCTTACCGAAGTCAGGGAATCGAGATGTGACAGATGCACGGTACATGTCGTAGACAGCCTGTGCAGTCTTGGCCTGCTCGTTTCCAGACGTTGACTCCAAAGCAAAACCGGCAATCTCGTCAAGTACGACGTAAAGGACGTTATATCCTTCCCATGCCTCGCGCTCAGAGTGCCCTGAGTAAACGTTGACGTTTTTGTCGAACTCGAAGTGCCCCTGCTTCTTGGTGTACTTACCCATGAACCATGGAGAGCGCTCAATTCGGTTTGTAAATCCCTTGAAGAAGACGTTCTGAGCCTGCGTTGCGTTGATAGCGATGTTCAGAATGTCGATTGTGTCGCCCGGTGGCTTGTTGTAGTACTTTGCCGGGTCTTTCAGGCAGAGCAACAAATACACAATGTAGGCACAGGCAATGGTGGACGTGAAGTCCTTTCCACTTCCCTTACCAAGCTGGAAGATAACCTCTCGCTTGGTTTCCGCCCAGCGCTTTTCTCCAGCTTCATAGCCGTAGAGATTGTGCAATGTCTCCCGCTTGTAAATCTGGGAACTAACCCGGATTAGCTGGTATTGATATTTCGATAGAGGAGTGTCTGGTAGGTTGAGGTAATCTTCGCTTGTTACGAATTCCTCAATTTCAACCGGTCGCTCCTCAAAATCTTCACCATCAAGTAGGTTGAGGATGTCGCCAAAATCAAATGACATGACAAAGAGCCCACCCGCTATGCGGGTGAGCCATCCTCCTTAATGACCATAGAATCAGGCATTGGTTCCGGGTTCTTCCCGTACCGGCTGAGTCTACGTCTAACTTCAAATGCACAGTGTTCACAGTTAGCAGTGACCTCAAGAAGAATTGTCTTGATGATTTCGTTCTTCTCTTCCTGCTCTGCTAGTTCATCTCCAAGGGCAGCATCATCGTACAACCCGGCCTTTTGGAGCATTTCGACCTTCTTCAATTCAACGTCAGCAATGTTCTTCAGGACTGTTGCCTTCGTCTTAAGGTCGTTGTTGAGGTCGGCTTGCTCGACAGTTTCCCAAGAGCGATTGATGACCATATCAAGGTGAGCGTCAGCCTCGGATAGAGCCTCCTTGGCTCGCTCCTTGACTACATCGTCATTACGCAGAATTTCCTTTGTCTCTGCAATAAGGTCAAGTACCTCAACGCGCTTTAGCCCCAGTTCCTTGGCGATTGTACCGGGCTGCTTAGTTCCCTTTAGGTACCTCTCCTGGACCTGGAGCCTCAACGCTTCTCTATCCGGAATGGATAGCTCAGTCAATGTATTCCACCACTGTGTGACCGCCATGACCATGAATGGTCTCAACGTCTGCGATAGAATTGTAGTAACAATGGCTGCTGACGTGTGTCAGCCAACGCATGGCTACGGTGCCATCTGACCAGATGACCCCTTCAGTGACATATCCGGTGCCTGAAACTCCCGAATCGTCAACAACCCTCTTAAGCCTGAATCGCTTCATTCTTCTTCCTTCGCCGCCTACGCGGCTTGACCTTGCCCTTTAGCTCTTCTGGTCTGAATGATTTCCATTCGCCAGTGAGCGTGTCTTTGCAATCTATCCATCGAACGTCAAGGGTGATGTTGTGGGCAAGGCAGCGGAACTGGTATGTTCCCTGTTTCCTTTTAATTTTGATTTTGTCACCCGGCTCGATTACATCTTTTCCGTGAATGTACATATATTCGACATCGATGTCTGGATGAGTTTCATATGCATCATCCCACCACCGGTCGTTTTTCACACCACGATTCTTATATGGTGGTGCCATGTTACCTCATTCCACCTGCTGTTGGTGCCCAGACGATTCCTGTGAAAGCCGGGATTCTCTTGAGGACCACTTCGTCACATTTACCGCATTCCTGTGTGTCTCGGAATTCGATGTCAACGAACATCCTCTCTTCCCTCGTTTTGCATGAGGGGCATTCATAAACATATGTTGGCATGGTTATAGTATATCACATTCTGGTCAACTGGAATTGAACGTGCAAAAGCCGGGAGTCTTTGACTCCCGGCCAGTGCTAGTTTGCTCAGATTCCTCCGAGACTGTCAGTCCAGTTCACGATAGTGGCAGCCCAGTAGTTGTATGAAGTGCTGTAATTCTCAGTCACTCCGTCTGGACGTACATATAGCGGACTCGTCTTCGGGTGAACCCCGTCAGCCAGGTAAGTGGTCAAAAGGCCGGGGTTGCTCATGAATCGGTTAGTCCACTGAATAATGTGGTTCACCGGCATGTTCTGATAAATAGCCAGATTGACAGCCATGCTGTTTCGCTGGTCATTACGCTCTGTGTATTCGGTCGCAGGCCAACGAGTAGCCTGAACATCAACCCAGAACAACTGAGTTGTAACGCCATCTGTCCTTGTGGCATTGATAGCATTTACCTTTGCCTGAGCACGCTTGACTTGCGCGGCCATGACCGTTGGATTGAAAATGTCATTCGTTCCAGTCGCCATGATAACGACATCAGGCAGTGAGTCCTGAGCGACAAGCCAGTCAACGGCAGGAGTCGTAGGACGACCAGACCAGTAGTTGACGAATACAGACTTGCCCTTCTCAGCGAATCTGTCGGCAAGGGCATATCGACCACCGGAGGTAATCGAATCTCCCATGATGAGAACCTGCTCGCCGCATGTGTCAAGGTCATAATCCCTGATGGTTACGACAATTCCATCACGGGCAGTGAAGCATTGGGTTCCATGGCTCCAATTCTGCCAATCACCAAGCTCACCACTTCCATACGGTCCCGGCGATGTTTCGTAGGCTACTTGTGCAGGCAGCTTCGCTTCTGGAGTCGAAGAAATACCCCCGACAAATCCTACTGCTAGGACGGCAACAAGTGCGGCCATAGCTTTGATGTATTTCATCGTTCCTCCTTCATTGGTATCAGTTCCAGCCTAGGCTATCACGCAGATTGACCTACGTCAAGAACTTTCCTACTGAATTCTCCGACGCTTCGGACACGCTTTGCGCCCTCAATGTGCTTGTTCCAATCTCTGGTCAGCAGATAGGCGTCAGTCCCAGCCTTGAGAAGGTCGTAGTAATTCTCAGGCTTGTCATCCACCATCATGTCTGTGTAGACATCCGGCTTGTGGGCTGTGAATGTCAGAGAGTGATACTTGATACCATCTCGCTCAAGACAAGCCGCCGTCAAATCCTCTGCCAATCCAGGGTACTTCTTCCAACCACGATGTGTGATGATATGTACCTTGTGACCTGCATCATACACAGAGTTGATAGCGTCAACTGCTCCGGGGAATGGAGCGGTGGCGAAAATGATTCCGTCACGCACTCCATCCACCCAGAACTTGTGGAACTTGCTGTTAGACCAACCCCAATCCTTCCAGAAGTCCCATTGTGTCGTACTTGCCTTGAGACCTTCATAGCCATTCAGGCGCAAGTACTTGTCCACTCCCGCGTGAAATGATGAAATGACCCCATCATAATCATACCCGATGTGCACGAAGCCAAACCCTATCTGATAGCTGCTGGATAGTTCCGTCATTACTGACAGTGAAGTCGAAGTTCCAGTCGTCAAGGCCAACCTCTGAAATGTGGTCATTGGCTGGACCGACTCCTGGTCTATTAACTCTCCAGACTTGCCCGCCAAGCTCTGTAATGGCGGTTGCCTCATTGACAAACCGGCAGTCTGTGAAGACGTACCTTCCCTGGTCATCAAGGTCATTGAGTGCAGCATCTACCCAGATGTTATTTCCCAGAACATTGCGTCCAGCTTCAGTGCCCAATCTCTGGAGCAACCGGCGAACTTCTGGTCCATATCTGGTTGACTTGACACCATCCCAACCGTATTCGTCAATGATGTCCTGCAAGTATACGAGACCAAGAAGTCCGTACATTTCATTTTCATGACCTACGACTGGGTTCAGTTCGTACAGAGCCTGCCGTAGCTTATCTGCAAAGGCGACTCTCTGGTACCCGCATTGCTCGACAAGAATCTCGGCAACGGTGTCTTTACCTGAACGAGCGTATCCGCTCAGTCCAACTAGCTTCACTTGATTTTCCTAACTACAATCATTCGAAGGTCAGGAATGCTCAATAGCTGTTCCCGACTGAGGTGTGGCTCACATCCGTCATAGTCAATTAGACTGACGGTGTTGCCGTCTAGCAACTGGTCGGCAAATACTTCTGCATCAAACCGGCTTCTGTCCCATTCGAGAGTAACACACCAGTCACCATTCTTGGCAAGGAACTTCTGCATCCCGGCCCAAATCAACGGCTCAGAACCCTCGGCATCAATCTTGATTAGCGCATTCTGCCACTTCATTCGAGTGAATGAGTCTAGAGTCTCAACCTTGACTTTGTTGCCATCGACTAGATGAGCGCCACCGGAGTGGCCCTCTGGAATGTCCAGATTGGCATATCCCGACTTGTCAGCGAGAGCCATGTCAATGAGGTCAAGCTTGGTTCTGTTGACCAATGCTGATTTCGCAATCAACTTTGCTACATCTACATTTGGCTCGAAGGCGACCGTCTTGATACCGGCCTTTGCCGCCATCATCGAATAATAGCCAACGTTCGCACCAATGTCAATGAAAGTGTTATGCTTCTCAAATTGCTGAGACATCCATACAGAAACCCATGCCTCCCAGAAGCCATCCTGCCAGTGCGGTGTAAAGGCTTGGTCGTCTGCTTCTACGTAGAGCCAGAAGTTCCCAAGGTATCTCGCTCGCAGCCCGTGTTCATCTTGAACCATTTTGGCACCGGCTCTACCGATAGCCTCTAGTTCTCTTCGGCTGTCATATTTCATCTTTTCAATCCAAACTCTTCAATGTAGCGCCGTACAGTGCGCTCATTGACTCCACAAAGCCTGGCAATCTGCTCTGGAGTCATCTTGTCTTTACAGTAACGGAGCTTGAGCCACGTCTTGCTCTTGTATAGGTCAGGCAATTTTGTACCTCACCACTTCAATGCCAGCTTGGATGGCAGCAGTTGAGCAGTGTCTTGTACCATGACTAATGTGCTTTCCCTGTACCAATTGACAAGGCTTACCGTTCTTACCCTTGCAGAGTCTTCCGAAAGCGAAGCAGATGTTTGGCGTTGGACTTTTCTTAATCATCTCGACGTTTCTGATGTAGCCCGCCGCTTTACGATACTTGTCCCAATTCGCTGGCATTGGGTCTACTTCAAATCCCAATTCTTTAGCCGCTCTATCAGCAAGCATGTCCAACGACAACTCTTCATCATTAATGATATAGGAACAAGCTCCGTGTCTCACAACAACATCCGGCTGCCCCTCAAATGCGGCCAGGGCCTCAAGGACTGTAGCGTAATCGCCCCAATCCCGAGACCCTGTAACCAAAATAACGTATTTGCTCATGTCCTCGTTGTCTTCTTGTGGTATCCGAAGTAGGAGAGTCCGAAGCTATCACCTACGTCGTTGTCCGTTAGCTGAAGGTCGGGCCACTTCTTGTTGAAGTAGTCCATTGTCCTTTGCTTGCGGATTTCCCTAACCTTGTTAGTGTACCACGACGCTGAGTACCCCGGATACTCAACCTTGAGAGCTTCCTTTTCTTTCTTTGAGAAAGATTTGTTCCCAATGTAGTTCTGCCATTCTGTAGGCTTAATATGGACGACTTCAGCATCATGCCTTAATAGTTCGCTCAGAATTGCACCGTACATCAGGCTAAGCTTGATTGTAACGTCTACGTTCCGGTTGTTCGCAAGGATTGCGCCTTCCATTGCGATGTATCCGACATTATCGAATGTGTTGGATAGTGCGTGGAGCTTCTTCCCTGCATCCCGGATTCTTTCGAAGACATCTGCGCCTTCGAAATTGATTTTACCCCAACGCTCTGGGCGTCGGTTGTAGAACACACAGAATGCAAGCGAGTAGGTAGAGGCATCAATGCCCATTACCCGATTAGCTCGCTTTTTTGTGAGACTTGCCAATGTTGCCATTGTAACCAATCATTTCAAGTAGTCGTGCTCTGTCGGACTTCTTGTCTCCAGCTTCGCACGCTTCGCACACTTTGCCGTCGTTATATCGAGACAGCTTAGTGTTGCAACCTTCCCTTTCACACGTTCGAATCGCGCCCTGTCGTCGCGCCTTCTTGTCGTAATACTGCTCCATCAATCGAGCATTAGTAGCTCTGCGGCAGCATTCGTCTGAATGATACCTCTGATTATGAGTCTTGGGTGTGAACTCTTCATCACAGCCCGGATTTGCGCAAATCCTTGTATCCACTAAATCTTCGGCACCTTCATGGCCTCAATTTCGATGGTGGCCTCTGGAGCATCCTTACTCCAGCATGTCAATTGCACAGGGCAAGCCTGGCAAATCTTGTTGTTCTTACGGAAAGGTCGGTTCGGCACTTCGCCATCTTCCCATGCAGCCCGGACCTTTCTCAGCCAATCAAGACAATCCTCAAGGAATTTCTCATTCTCGGCATTCATCTCGACAGGGATAATCATGAATTCTTGTGTGTTCTTGTCCTCATAGAACAAGAATCCCCACTTGCAGTTCTCAGCCTTCATGTAGATGAGAAGCTGTAGGAGGTTATTCTCCTTTGGCTTACCCGTCAAATAGCGATGTTGGTAAGCTTCAGTTCTGGTTGTCTTGATTTCTCCGACCATCCGCTCTCCGTCGAAATTGACAATAAGGTCAATGTATCCACGAATCGGCGGGTCTTGGAGCTTCATCTCCTTCTCGGTCTCCTCCACAATCCCGGCATCCTTGAACACTTGTTCAATGCGGGTGTGACCGAAGGTTCCATTACTCATAATGGCAATGCCGAGAGCATCGCCCTTCTCTACGAAATCCGCGCCATCGAAAGCAATCTTCCAATAGCGCGCACAGGTGGCATTTCCATATCCTAGCGAGCTAGGGCTGAATGTCTCCTTCTTCGTAAACTTACTTTCTCTTCGTTGCTTAAGGTAGGCTTCAGCAAGAAGGTCCGCCAGGGCATTCGGATTGAACGCCGCTGACGGATTCCTGAACTTCAGCGCCTTTACGATTTCGCTTGGCATATTCCTATTCTATCACAGTCAACTGAAATTAGCCGAATTTAGCGGCGTACTTCAAGCTGTCCACAAGCTTGTCAATTGCTTCCTTGGTGCTGTAGTAAATGTTCTTCTTGTTGTTATTCACAGTACCGGCGCGGTCCTTGGCAATCGTTGCGTAGTAGGCTGCCAGCATTGCGAACTTAGTTGCGAGAGCCTGAAGCTCCACAATCAGCCGGGTTGCGTAAGAGACTGGAATGTCAGGCTTGGAGATAATCTTGATGACAATTTCCATTGCCCGGTCAAGCTGCTCGTCATTCATGAATTCATGCATGTCGTTGAACTCAGTGATTTCGGAGATTAGCTCCAGCATCGTCTTGTCTTCACTCAACGAACTCACTCTCCATTCTCACGTCAACATCAGATACCCAAGGGTCTGCCGCGTCCTCCCAAACCCAGTCATCATCGTCTTCCCAAGCCTCACGAAGATACTTTTCACTCTCCTCGCTTAGCTCGAACTCGTAACGCTGTGCGGGAATGTGAACTACTAACTTAGCCATCTAGACCTCCCTTCGGCTGCCTTGGCATCTTTTCGTAAGCGTCAAGAAATTCAGCATTTGGAATTGGCTCGTACTTCGCCTCGAATACATCGGCTACACAAGGGTAGAACTCACCATTCATGCCCTTGATGATGTAGTCACCAGCACCGAACTTAATCCAGGTTTTATGCTGGTAGTCGTAGACCTCAAAGTCGGTTCCTTCAGCAGTCGTCAAACTCCTGATGTCCGTGTGTGCAAAGTCAATTAGCTCCATCAGGTTGTTGCCCGTGAATTGCACGGCTTCAATCTCGAATGGCTTGGTTCTATACCTCACCGTACTTCTCCTCCCATGCCTCAAGCATCTCTTGAAACATTGAATCTCCAATTACCCAAAGCCGGGTTCTTGGCTTTCCCTCTTCACCGATTACCAATCTCAAGGTAGGCTGTCTCTTGCCATTCTTGATTGAGTCGGTGCTAATCTTGGCCCACATCTCTTCCGTGACTGCGAATGACTTCTTGTACTCCTTTACATCTCCCAAGAATGGGCCAAGGATGAAGTCACCCTTCTGGAGACCCCGGCCAGAATTCTTGACCGGGGTTCCACCTACACGCTTAATCTCCGCTGCTTCGTTCGGCATGCTCTTCACTCCACCACTTTCTAAAGTTGTTTGCGTAGAAGTATCCATAGACGAATGCGGATGCAATGAAACCGTACTGCTTGGTTACTAGAGCATAGGCAATCCAGAGAAGCTGTGCTCCAAGTCCGATTGCCCAACCCGCCTTATTCTTACGACCAGCAACGTAAATTCCTGTGACTCCAATCAGCGTTAGAAGCCACGACCACCACCAAGCCATCAGAACCCCTTAAAGTCTTTGATTTCAGACTTGTGCCCCTCAGGACACGTCCAGACCAAAGTCTTCTTCTCTGGATTCCAGATGGCTGGCTCATCGGTCTGCGCAAAACAGATTTGGCATGCCAGACCAGCGTCAACCTCAATTCCCTCTGGTTCAGGCTGAGGCTTGCTCTGGTTCAGAAACTCCTCGAACTTCTTGCTCAATTGGCACCTCCCCAGTCATGACCATGGTGACCTCATCGGTAAGCTGCTTGAATTCGACATCGTTATTGCGCATTCTCTGGATAAAACCATCTCTACCCTGAGTCTGTTCGCCATCGTACTTGAACCAAGCCCCGGATTTCTTGACAATCTCGTATGCAACGGCTAGGTCAACGACTTCACCGATGAAGTCAATGCCAATAAACTCACCAGCATAGTACAAATCCCATCCGGCTTTCTGAGACTGTGGGCCAAGCTTGTTCTTCTCGACATACGCCTCAACGCTTCTGGCAACCGGGATTTCTACCAGTCGGTCACCGATTTGAACTTTAGCCTTCTTCTGCTGGTTCTCGGTGTTGCTGGAAGTCAGTTTGATAATCTGGCTTGAGCCGAAGAGAATCTTCTGTCCACCGTGCGGAACTTGCTTGACGTAAGTCTGCTCAATCTTAGTTGTCGTCTGGCTAATCAGGACAACTGCCGTCTCTGAATTCTCGTAGTGAATTGCATTGAGCATCATGGTACATGACTTAGCGTGAGCACCAAGCTGCTTCATCTTCTCGAATTCGACAACCCCACCGTCACCGTCAGTAAACACCTCAGGCAATGCGTCGGACACAGAGTCAATGACCAATGCATCAATTCCAGCCCGGATGTGAGGCATGATTTCGTCGGTGATTGCACCGAAAGACTTCTTCTGAATGAGAATTAGATTGTCATTGTCGATGCCAAGCTTGGCAGCGAAACCTTTCTCATAAGTTCCCTCAACATCAATCCAGGCACAAATCCGGCCCTCTTTCTGCCAATTGGCAATGCTCTGCATCCACAGCAGAGACTTTCCGGAGCTTGGTGGACCGTAAGTCAGTGTGACTCGACCCTTTCCAATTCCGCCGCCGAGAGCAAGGTTGAGACCAATGCTCGCGGTCTTCAGTCTGACTAGCTCAATTTCTTGAGCAGTCCTTACACGCTTGGCCGTCTTTGGGTCAAGGCGTGCCAGATAATCCTCTAGACTCAATTCTTTCGCTTCTCCTTATACTGGCTTTCATTCCAGTTAATTTCTAGTTGCTGCGCAAGTGC